CATCAGTAAAAACTTTCGCAATTTTCCATCCTTTAGCCTTGCAATAAGCTCTTAATCGTTGCTCTTGTTCTCCGATAGAGTAGCCTTCTTTTGCTTGTTCCGAGGTACTTACTCGGATGTATAAGAAAACTCTCATGATTTAATCTCCTTTCTTTGATAAAAAATCGATATATTGCATCACATTCTGGAGTTTATCGGAAGATAAAGAGGCGAGTTTTTGAGCATATATTAATAGGCTTTCTTTCCTCTTTTTGTCATCAATAATATTGATATCAATTTCATAACCCGTCTTCTCATCAATGAAATAAATGGGAGAAACATCTAGAGCATCTGCAATACGAATAAGTTTTGATTGATTCACATCATTGATATTATTTTCAATCTTGTTGATGGTTGCCTTTGATTTATAACCACATTTCTTGGCAAGTTCTTCTTGTGTCATTCCGAGTTCTAATCTTCTCTGTTTAATCTTGTTACCTATCATATGAAACACCTCTCTTTCTTTATTGCTTTTTATAAAATTATAAATTGTAGTTGACAATAAATCAACCAAGGTTTATATTTAGGGAGTAGCCGAAAAGGAAACCATAAAAACGAAAGGAGACAACAGAATGACAGACACAGCGAGACTTAAAGATATCATCGCTAAGTCAGGACTAAAAAAGACCTTTATTGCCGATAAACTCGGGATTTCATATCAGGGATACTGCAATAAGGAAAACGGCAAATCGGAGTTTATACAGTCCGAGATTGTAACGATGAAATCAATTCTTAACCTGTCAAACAAGGATATAAGCGAAATTTTTTTGAGCAACAAGTAGCCAAAAAGGAAACGGAGAAAGGAGAAAAAGTGGAAAATCTTGTTTTTTTGAAAAAAGATGAGGCACTCACGGACAGTTTAACAGTTTCCGAGATGTTCGGGAAAAGACACAACAATGTAATGAGAGCAATCGACAATCTCATCGAAACGATGCTCAAAAATGAGCAACGAAAAACTCAAAAAATGTTTATTCCGAGCAGAAGAAAGTTTGATGATGGACAGTTTCACAGAATCTATTTGATGAACAGAGATGGATTTTCGCTCTTGGTAATGGGATTTACAGGAGAAAAGGCTTTTGAGTGGAAACTGAAATACATCGAAGCCTTCAACATGATGGAAAAGGTTATCCAAGAGAAAACCACACTTGCATGGAGCGAAACGAGACAGTTCGGGCAGATAACACGCAAAGCAGAGTGCGACACCTTAAAGAGACTTGTCGAATATGCCAAGAGTCAGGGCAGTCAACACGCAGACAAACTTTACACAGTTTACTCAAAACTTGCGAATACCTCTTCAGGCATCAAGAACAGAGACGAGGCAACCATAAGACAGTTAACAACGCTCGACCTGATAGAGAACATCATTCTCCATGTTGTTGATATGGGAATCATCGGACAGAGACATTACAAGGAAATATACCAAGACTGCAAAAAGCAGATTGAGACCTTTAAGGCATCGGCATTCATAGGAGAGAGCAATGGTCAAACACATCTTGAAGAACGGAAAAGCAGTTAAAGACATAGCAGGACACAGAGTAAAAAAAGAGGATGCTCCGATGGTCTACAAAGCCATCGAGCAGATTGAAAGGAGAATCAATGGAGAGAGTAGTCAGGCGAGAGCTTAAAAAAATGGAGATGAGATTTCAAATCGGAATGGCGATTGCAGGAGGATGGGCATTCCTCACAGTTTGCTTTCTTTATGTGCAATGGAAAGCAGGAGCAATCTTCACATCCGTTCTTATGATTTCTCAATTTGCAAACGCCCTGATCTTCCTCGACATCAAAAACGAACTTAAGAACAAATTTACATTCTGGAGGTAAACAAAATGGAAGCATTAAAACCCGATGAAATCGGAAAATTCAACAAGCTTGTCGCTAATCTCACAGATGCGATTTATCACATGAGAATTGCTACAAAGCGAATGGAAATCAAAAGCGTAAACATCAACATCGTAAATTTTGACAACTTTCAACCGGGAGGATGGAGAGCAGATGTTGTATCGATATCAGAGCCTAACGATGACGGAACTCTGACATCATTCAAGGCAACGATTGAGGATGGCAAACAAATCAATATCTGTTCAGAGCTTATAGGAGGTAAATCAAATGAAACTTTGGGAAATTAAAGATGAAATCGAGAAATGTTTTTCCGAGACAGTAGACGAAGAAACAGGCGAAATCTTAAGCGAGGTCAATCTTCAATATCTCGAAGAATTGCAGATGGCTTTCGATGACAAGGTAGATAACATCTGTTGCCTGATTAAAAACATGGATGCAGAGGTAAAGGCTTTTAAGACCGAAGAGGCAAATCTCAAAAAGAGGCGCATGGCAAAAGAAAGCGCATCCCAGAGATTAAAGGACTACCTCAAAGCGATACTGAACGGACAGAAATTCGAATCAGTACGCTCAAAGATTTCTTACCGAGCTTCAAAAAGCACCGAGGTTGATATGGATTTGTTTATGAACAACAAGGATTACGACCTTTATGTGAAAACAGAAATTACACCAAATAAAACGGCAATCAAGAAAGCTCTTGAAGATGGCAAAGAGCTTATTGGTGCAGAGATAGTTGAAAATCAATCAATGATTATAAAGTAGGAGGGAAAAACATGGAATCATTCGGAATACGAGTACAGAAAGCACAAGCAGAAATCAAAGCTCCGAAGAGTTTGTATAACAAGTTCGGCAATTATTATTACAGAAATGCAGAGAGCATTCTCGAAGCATTCAAGCCAATCGGCACAAAGTATTCATTAATTTTGAAAATTGAAGATTCAATCGAACACGTCGGGGACAGATATTATGTCAAAGCGACTGCAACACTTATTGACGCAGAGGATAACAATTTAACCTTATCTGCGACGGCAAGCGCAAGAGAGCCGGAACTGAAAAAGGGAATGGATGAATCCCAGATAACAGGCTCATGTTCATCGTATGCGAGAAAGTATGCACTCAACGGATTGCTATTACTTGACGACACGAAAGACGCTGACACCGACGAGCAGAAAATCGAGTCAGACGCAAAGGCAGGCGCAAAGATAACTCCTCAGCAGTTCGCAAAAATCAAAGCTGAATTGTTACGAACAGGAGTCACAGAGGATGCAATTCTTAAGCGATACAAAGTAAGCAAGCTCGAAGATTTATCGGGAGAGCAGGCGTCGAACTGTATCGGCTCACTTGCAAAGTCAAAGGATGCAAAAAATGGAAATTGATGCACAATTTCACGAAATCAATATCGATTACAAAACAGGGAAAACCCTCGTGACATTTATCACATCAATGAGTCCGTCAAAGGTTGAGAGCCTTGCAGAGCCCCTGAAAAACAAGGAGTCGATACTTTCCCTAAAGCGCAAAACAAAACGGCGCACAAGGAACGCCAATGCGCTCATGTGGGCTTGTATCCAGGAGCTTGCCGATGCACAAAAGCCACCGGAGGACAAATGGTCATGTTATTTGAGGATGTTGAGTAAATATGGACAGTACACATACATATTATGCGACGAAGATGCGCTCGAAGAACTCGAAAAACAATGGCGAGAAACGATGGTCACAGGAGAGGTTGAAATCAACAACCAAAAGAAAATCGGAGTGCTTTGTTTCTTTGGTAGTCATACCTACACAACCGGGGAGTTCTCAATATTACTCGACGGAATAATTGCAGAGATGGTTGCCGATGGATTAGAGCCACCGATGAGCGAAGAGGTCAAGGCAAGTTTAGAAAGGTGGGAGCATGAACTCGGTATTACAGAAAACTAAAGAATGTTGGCTTTGTGGCAGAACGGACAGCCTGCATGACCATCATTGTATACACGGAAAAGGCAACAGGCAAAAGTCGGAAAAATACGGATTAAAGATATGGCTCTGCCCGATGCATCACAACATGAGCCGTGAAGGAGTACACCAGAATAGAGCCTTTGATTTAAGAGTCAAGCAAATGGCACAGAGCTATTTTGAGGCGAATGTAGGCAACAGAGAGCTTTTCATTCGAGAGTTTGGTAAATCGTATCTCTGAGGTCTAACAAATATTTCACAGAATAAAAAGCCAGGGAGACCGACAAACTCCCTGGCAGAAAGGAGAGAAGAATGGGAAGAATGAGCAAGGAAAAAGGCAAAAGGGGAGAACGAGAAATTGCCTCTTTTCTTAAAGCATACGGATATGACGCAAGGAGAGGACAACAGTTCTGTGGTATAGAAGGCGACGCTGATGTAATCGGACTGCCTGGAATACACATAGAGGTCAAAAGAACGGAAACGCTCCGGTTATACGATGCACTTTATCAAAGCAAAAGAGATGCCAAAGATGGCGAAACGCCAACAGTATGGCATAGAAAAAACGACTGCAAATGGGTGGTCATATTAGACGCAGACGATTTCATGAAGATATATAAGGAGGCAAAAGATGATTGATATAGCAACAAAAATTCCAAAGGGACACCAGAACGCAAAAACAGACACAGAGCTTGCAGGTGAGTTGAACATACCAAAGCGTCAGATTAGACGACTAATAAGCGAGGCAAGACGCAACACCATTATTTTAAACATGCAAGACGGCAAAGGATATTTTATACCAACAGTCAAAGAAAAAGAACTCTGCAGGGATTGGCTGATGCAGGAAGAATCCAGGTTAAAAAGACACGCATTAAGCCTGAGAGCAGTGAGGCAGTTCGTAAAGGAGGGATAAGATGCCATCAAGAAGAATGTTCTCTTTGAGAATAGTAAACAGTGCGAAATTCTTAAAAATGCCAGCTACGGCAAGACTGCTTTATTACGATTTATGCATGAGGGCAGACGATGACGGAATTGTTGAGGCATACACAGTGATGACAAGTGTTGGATGTAAAGAGGATGATTTAAAAGTTCTTGTATCCAGGGATTTTGTCAAGGTATTGAATGAAGATTTGGTCACATACATAACAGATTGGACAGAAAACAATCACATCCGAGCAGATAGAAAAGTAGACAGTATTTATAAAGATTTATTGATTTCTGTATTTCCTGACACAAAGCTAATCGAACGAAAAGAACGGTCAGATTTGAAGAAAAACAAAATGATAATTAGCGATATGGACAGTCCACGGACAGTCCACGGACAACCAATGGACAGCATAGGTAAGGTTAGTATAGGTAAGGTTAGTTTAAGTAAGGATAGTATAGGAGAGTATGTTGAGACGGCACCTGCTCCTGCAAAAGAACAAAAACACAAATTCGGAGAATTTAACCATGTCAAATTAACAGATACCGAATACGACAAACTTAAAAACGACTTTGGTTTTGAAGAAACAAAAGATGCGATTAAATACCTGGATGAGTACATAGAGATGAAAGGAACAAAATACACCTCTCACTATATGGCATTACGAAAGTGGGTGTTTGACGCAGTCAAAGAAAAGAAGAACAAGAAAACAACCAGCTCGTTTGATGAGGCGTTAAGAAATGCTTAGGAGGTAAAGATGGAGAGAGACGATATTAAGGAAATCATAAAAATCATAAAAGTCGCTTACCCGAATTACAATCCTGGCGACCTAAAAGATACAGTCGATGTTTGGTACATGATGTTGCAGGATTACGCAAAAGAGGAAATCATCATTGCCTTAAAAACTTACATCACTAACAACACATCGGGATTTGCTCCGAATATCAGTCATTTAATTGACAACGTTCACAAGATGAAAGAAATCGGAACAGAGCTGAGCGATTCGCAAGCATGGGCGTTAGTTAGTAAAGCAATAAGCAATTCCGGATACCACGCAAAAGAAGAGTTCGAAAAACTGCCAAAGATAATCCAAGACATTGTCGGCAGTCCGAATGTACTGAAACAGTGGTCGCAGACTGATGTAAAAGTTCTGAAAGATATTTCAGAAAGTTTCATGTGGTCATACAAGAACGAGTTATCAAAGCAGAAAGAAATCAGACGAATGCCGAACGAGGCAAGGGTGCTTATTGAAAAGAACACAGTTCTGGGAATAGAGGAAAAATAATGGATGCATTACAGAAAGCAAACAAGGAACTTGACGAGGCATCGGGAATAGCGATGCAGTTAGGTTTTTACAGAACAATTATTACATTGTCCAGGTACGGATGGAAAAGACTCCGAATTGAGCGATTTCTTGACAAAGCAAGTGAGGTTTATAAGGAGTGCAGGAGTGACGGTGGTAAATCACTGATACAAATGTGCGACGAGGAAACAGGAATCGAGGTCAGGAACGACGCAGGCGAGAGTTATCTTGATACAACATACCTTAACCAAGCGAAATGGGACATTGAGAAAGCAAAGTTTGACCGAATGCCTTATCCGATGCAAAGAGCTTACTACATATCAGTCCGGCAACACATGAAAAAGTGGATGTATGCACAGATTATGGCGTCGATTATCCTGGCACTCTATCGCAAGGAAGGTTGGAGCTTTGAACGTATAAGAAAGTTCTTATCAGCGCATGATGAAATCAAAGCAGAGTTCGGAAACGATATCGAAAAGCTGAACGAGGCAGTATTTAACGAAACAACCATGAGATACATCTATAACGGCGAGGATTTGATTTTATTAGACAAGCAGAAAGGTATCACGGCATGACAAAAAGAGAAAAAGACATATTCATGAAGATGGTCAATCTCATGTATGCCTTGAAGCGCATGGGAG